TCTATTTCAATTTTTTATATTTTGCGAAAAAAGCGAAAAAGCGAAAAACAGGAATAGAATTTCCAAAACCCTCCCAAGATATTTCTAAAAAATATTTTTGTTTCTAAAAATAAAAATATTATTTGCCCTTACCTACTTTTCCAAAAAGCGTTCCTGTTTTTCGCTTTTCGCAACCAAATAATAAAATTGAAATAGATATGAATAATTCATATAAACATATAAAGAAATCTCTACTCATAATATAATATGAGTTTCACTATCCAATCGCAACAAGAGTTAATTATGTTTGTTAAAATCTTTGACGCATTTATCGATGGAATGGAAAGACAATCTAAACAATTGTGTAGTATGATGGAACATAAATTTAAATACTCAAATGTATTAAATGACATAAAAATTATTTTGTCAAGAAAAAAATTATTTGAATGTTCTTTATCAAATTTAATTATAACTAAATATGAAAAATATGAAAGAGAAACTATCCATTATAGATGGTTAAAGTTGCATAAAAGCGAAAGAGAAGAAGATACTTGTCCTGTCTGTTATGAGTGTGTTGATAATCTTACAACTGGAGATAATTGCGTTCATAAAATTTGTGAAATTTGTTATGATAAAATAATGATGAATAATAATTTGTGTCCTATCTGTAGAAAAAGATTACTTAATGTTGAAAGTGATAATGATAGTGATGATGATAGTGATGATAATCCAATTATAGAATTGTTTTGTGGAACAAATGAAATACCTGAACCTTATAATTATGCTCCTGATATTAGATTGTATAATGTCGAAACAAATAAGATTATGTATTCTACACCTTCAGGATGGGCTGAAACTGATAGATGTAAAATTCCATTATATAGGTTGATACAAAGATATAGTGATGAAGATGATAATGATATAACTTTGCAAAATTGTTATATGTGTGGTATTCAAAAGACACAAGAAGTAAATGAACTTATGAAAAGAAAACATAATACCTTTTTGTTGCCTCCTGAAGAAGAAGGCGAACCTGAAGTTTGGGATAGTTGCTTTAATTGGGATTACGCACACTGCTACGAATGCGAACTTCTTATGAGAAATGTTTTTGGATTATATAATAAAATGTTTTATGAAGATTTGATTAATAATACTAATCCTTAAATTAAGAGGGATAAATATCTGCGAATTTGCGAAAAACAGGAAAAGAATTTCCAAAACCCTATGGATATATTTTATAAAATATTTTTGTTTCTAAAAATAAAAATATTATTTTCTCTTACCTACTTTTCCAAAAGTCGTTCCTGTTTTTCGCTTTTCGCAACCAATCTAATCATCATTCTTCACATAGTTTATAAGCATATTTGGACTTGTTCCCATTTCACTTGTAATTGTATCAATCTTCTTCTTTTGTTCTATTGTATGACCGAATTCGTTGGTTAAATATGTATGCCTCATTTGATTAACTCCAACTTTTTTTCCAAAAATCTTATTTAATCTTTGGTTCAATTTAATAGATGATAATTGGTTCATATTTTTATCGAAAAGTAGATAATCAGTTGGATTAATTTTTATCCATTTGGTAAGAATGGATTTTAATTCTTTTGGAATTTCTACCTGTTGTTCTCCATAAAATTTACTTGTCTTGTAAGAATTATAATATATTTTATTCTTTTCCAAATAATTATCTTTGGACTTGTCGATATTTTTTATTTTCCAATCAACAATATCTTTTGAGCGTCTTGGTGGAACAAAAATGCCTCCCAATAATGACATTATTATAAATGATTGTATTTCTTGCAAATCTTGAGAAGTATAGGATTTCTTTTTGTAAAGCAATTCAGCATTCTTTTTTAATGCTTCATATATTTCTTTTACATCATTCGTAGAAACCCAACTCTCTTCTTGTGCTGGTGTCTTTTCTTGTTTCGCTATTTGATGATTATAATCTTTTACATCTTCCAACATTAAATCTCTATAAGGTTTCTTATCTGTAATGATTACTAAAGCAGATAGAATTGTTTTCCTTTTGTTTGGTGGTAAATTTTTCAGGTGTTCTAAAACTTTCTCTACTTCATCGAATTTAGACATTTCTACTTTCTCATCTCCAAACACTTTTTTAAAAAGAGATTTCAAAATGGATGCATAGGTATTCACACTTGATTTTGAGAGACTACCTCTTTTGTGAAATATGTATTGTTTTATTTCTTCCATTAATATTTGTAATATTATAAATATTAATCTTAAACTTAAAATCCTAAACTTTGTTTAGGATTATTAAGTCATCGAACGCCAACTTTGTTGGCGTTTTAAACTTAAACTTTTATTTATTGGTTGCGAATTTGCGAAAAACAAGAAAGACTTTTCCAAAACCCTCCAACATATTCCTAAAGAAAATTATTGCTGAGGAATTATTTTTTTCTTTTTATCTTCGACCCACTTTTCCAAAAGGCGTTCCTGTTTTTCGCTTTTCGCAGGAGATAAATATGATAAAAATATTCCTTTGTCGTCATAGCATTCCCATTCCCACTTTGGATTATCGCTCTTAATTAAAGTCAGTTTCATTATTATTTATTATTATTATATTTCTGCTCTAACAACTTATTCAGTATCTTTATATTTTCTTTTAATGATTTACTTTCACCCCAAAGAAGGTATGCTGAAAATAATGCTGATGATGGAGTTAGATTATATATTAATTGTTTTTCTTTTTGATTTCCCAAATGTCTTAACCAATAATTTTTTCTCAATAATGGATTGTGATGGTCTATATAGGTTGAACCATCATCTAAACCAAAATCATAATGTTCTCCATTATCCAAAATAACCCTGTATCTTTTGAAAAGTCTTGGACTATCGATTATATCAACTATCCTCATAATATATTTATATTAAGAAAGGAAACTTTGTTTCCTTTCATAAGATTTGATTAAAATTCCTAACCGAAGGTTAGGAATTGTTAATTTATTCATTAGATTTTGTTTCGGTATGTCTTTCGATTTGCAACTCATCTATTTTTTCTTCCAACTCTACATTCCTTAAAACTTTTAATCCGCAACAACTAACCTCTTGACATTTGGATTTATATAACAATCCTAATATTCCCAAAAAGCAACCTACGAATGTTGTTATAGCAAAACTCAAAAATACTTCAGTAAGCATATATATATTATGCTATATTATTTACTGATACAACATATATATTCCCTCCAGTTGTAAATGGTATATAATTTATTTTCATTATAGCATATCCACCACTTAGAACTGTTATATTAGAAGCGAATGTCGTTTTTATACCAGTTCCCAATCCAGTAGCATTTATAGTAAGTGTTCCGCTTCCGCCATTATAAATAGCAACATAGTATTCAGCATTTACAGGAAAGGAAGAAAGACTTAATGTAGTAATTGTATTTGTTGTTCCAGTAAAACCTATTTGATAATTTCTAAATGTTGAACCTGTTGAACCAGCAATAGTAAGGGTATTAGTAGAAAATGTTGCCGTATTAATTGAAGTTGGTAATACTAAACCAGTTGTAATAATATTTGTAAAAGTTGAAATACCACTTGAAGAAGCGATTTGAAAAGGGCTAAATGTTCCGTTAAAAATATTAAATCCATTTGCGTTTATTTGAGAAACCGCTAATCCTGTTGATTGAATGGTTGCTATTGTTGTTCCGTTGTTTTGTAGTTGTAATGTATTTGCTCCACTATTCAAAATTAAACCACCACTACTACCACCAGTAATCGTTAATCCACCTGAAGAATTAGAAGCAAGAGAAGAAGTATTAATTATACCACTACCGAATTGTCCGTAAGAACAAGAAAGAGTAGAAGTAGAAGGCGTATATGATAGCGGTCCAGTCGTATCGTCTTGATATAAAGGTAAATTAGTTCCAGTTGAACTAGTTGCTTTAGTAAATGTAATATAACAGGTGGTAGAACTATTATCGCTTACAATTAAACTATTATTTGAATTAGTTGCAGTTGTTGCTGTTGTTGCTGTTGTTGCTGTTGTTGCTGTTGTTGCTGTTGTAGCGTTTCCACTCAAAGCACCTGTAAATGTTGTAGCACTAAGATTTCCAGTTGAAGGAACATATGATAAAGGTGAAGTTGTTTTATCAACATATAAAGGAAGATTTCCAGAATTCGTTGAAGCAAAAGTAGGATAAAAAGTTGAAGAAGTATTATTATCACTAATCGCTACATTATTAGCGTTTGTTGCTGTTGTAGCAGTTGAAGCGTTTCCAGATAAAGCACCTGTAAATGTCGTAGAAGTCAATACGCCAGTTGAAGGATTATATGTAATATGGTAGTTTGCGTCTGTATATAAGGGTTGACTTGGAACAAGTCCATTCGCACTAACAAAAGGTAAATAATAAGTCGCATTAGTATTTATTGCTGTTGTTGCTATGTTTTTAGCGGTTGTTGCTGTTCCACTCAAAGAACCAGTAAAAGTATTACAACTTATATTTGAGGAAGTTAAAACATTATTATAAGTTCCGTTTGTTATTTTTAAACCAGGTTGTCCTATACTATTAAATCCTCTAATATCAAAAATAATTGTATCACTAGTTCCATAAGCGCTTTGAAGATTAAATCCTTCTGTCAAAAAATTGATAGAACCATATTGACCGCTATTGTCTTCACTTCTTATATTAATGTTTCCAAGATTATCACTCGTAATATATGAATATTGAGGACTATCTTGTATATTAATTCCATTTTGAAAACTCATATTTCCGTATGTAACTAATTGACCGGTTGAAGGGTTAAATGTAATATTGTAGTTTTGGTCTGTATATAATGTTTGTCCTGAAGAAGTAGCATAAGAGGATACAAAAGGTAAATAATAATTTTGATTAGCATTTGAGGAAGTTGTTGCAATATTATTAGCGTTTGTTGCTGTTGTCGCTGTTGTAGCGTTTCCACTCAAAGCACCTGTAAATGTTGTAGCACTAAGATTTCCAGTAGAAGGAACATACGATAAAGGAGAAGTTGTTTTATCAACATATAAAGGAAGATTTCCAGAATTCGTTGAAGCAAAAGTAGGATAAAAAGTTGAACCAGTATTATTATCAGTAATAGCAACATTATTAGCGTTTGTCGCTGTTCCGTTGAATGTTGTTGCCGTAATCGTCCCTACATTTGTTATATTATTAGAATTCATATTCAGTTTGCTTAAAATATCAAACCCATTTGGATTTGTAGTTGATATTCCGTTTTGTGATATACTTGCGTAAATAGGTGTTGTTAATAAATCACCTCCTAAAACTATTCCTTGATTATCAATTTTAATTGATTGTGAAGCGTCTAATGTTTCACTATATAATTGTTGTGGTATAAGATTTGTTTGATTTGCATAATCATAACTCATATATAATTAAGAGATATTATATTTATTGAATTTTAGTTAATTTCATAATTACATTACAAGCAGAAGGAAGAGGAGTAGTTGTATTTAAAGTATAAGTAAAAACAATACTACCAGCAGAAGTAGGAGGACAATTTCCAGTATTTTCTGTAATGGAAGTAGATGAATAACTCCAACTTAATATAACTCCATTAGAATTAACAAGCGATAAAACATATCCATAACCAGACCCACTAATAGTATAGTTTTGTGAATATCCAGCACAATAAGTTATAAGTGTTCCTGAATTAATACTTACAGGTTGATATAAACCAGACCCACTTCCAATAAAAGAACTATTATTCGATGTAAGTGTTCCAAAATTTAAAGGAGGGTTTCCAGCATTATTTTTTGTATAAGTAGTAGCAGTATTATTTGTATAAATGATATAAGAGAAATAATTTCCATTTGTAGAAGGTATAGTAAAAGTCCAACCATTAGTAGCAGAGTTATTCGAAGTAATAGTTATTATTGTTGGTGATGTTCCTATAGCAGAATTCACATAACCTATTGTTGCTGAACCATTATCATTTCCACTTATAGGATATGATTGTGCTGGTTGAGTTGGTGTTTGATAAAAATTAATTGATGATGAAAGAAAATTGGCGATGAGTTGGGGCGTTTGTGCTGAATTAGAACCCCAAAGTGAAAAACCTCCTGCTCCACTTCCCGATTGTCCGTATCCAATTAAATCTGTTTCACCACTCCCCCCAGACCAATTCCAAGCAACTCCCATACCGCTTTTTGTTCCGCTATTTGTTAAAGGTTTTGTATTTGGAAAATCAAAAACCGCCGAACCATTTGATAAAAGTATATTACCACTCCCACCATTAAACGATAATTGATTTGAAATATTAACACCTCTTACAAATAAATTTCCAGATATGTCTAATTGATTATTTGATGTTATATCACTTGATAATTGAATAACATTTGTATTTGTGCTATTACCTATTTGAAGACCTTTTGATAAAACCGCTCCCAAAATATTATAACTCATATTGTAAGAATATCCACCACCAGTATTATATTGTAATAATCCACCATTAATATTAACATTATTTCCTCCGATAGAACCAGTAGCAACCATACTACCAGCAATATCTAATTGATTATTATAAGTTGTATCAGCGTTTAATAAAACTGAATTTGTATTTGTTGTATTACTTATTGTTAGTCCGTCTGCTAAAACTAATCCACTTGAATTATTAGTAATTGCGGTCGAATATGTTAAATTAGAAATTGTTAATGAACTATTAGATACAATAGGACTATTAAATGTTGTAGGATTTGTATTAAATGTGTTATTTCCTGTAAAAACATTATTACCTGCTAAAAAGACATTTCCCACTGAACCTCCTGCTGCTAATTGAACTCCATTAAATAATAAATTACTACAAATAAAATTAATTGTATTTTGTCCTGCATTATAATTATTTGTAATTGTTAATGTATCTGCTGTTTGTTCGAAAGATGTGTTGTTGTTATTAGCAGAACCAATAGTTGCACCTCCATCTAAATATGCTTCTCCTGCGACATTAATGTCTCCCAAAAATGTTTGACTTCCTGATTGTGAAATTGGATATGTCAAAAAGTATTGTTTTGCGGTAGCATAAGTTAATGCTGTATTTGTAGGAGCAACAAAATTATCATTATTAAATGTTCCTGTGCTATTAGTAGGTGCAGGGTAAAGAATTCCTAATCCACTTGACATATATAATTAAAAGATATTTTATTATTTATTTTGGCGGTATATAAGGTGTTGTATGTGTAGTGTAATTAAATACAGGTGGAACGGCAATTGGTCTTGGATATGAAACGCCTAATCCCATATATAAGATATGTGAAGAAATATTTTTTCACAATTATATATTATATGCCTAAATCAAAAAAGAAAGAAGAAATTGTAGGTGATGGAAAAATAGTAAATCTTTATGAGAAAATACCAAAAGAATTTTTAGAGAAAGTAGAGAACCCAAACTTTCATCTTCATAAATTAAAATTGCCGTTTAGAATGTGTATTGTCGCTCCGTCAGGTTCAGGTAAGACAAATTTTCTATGCAATTTAATTGGTATTTTTTGTAATGGAAAAGGAACATTTCAATCTATTACGATAATTACAAGGAACAAAGATGAGCCCCTTTATAAATGGATGACTTCTAAATGCGACCAAATACAGGTAAAAGAGGGATTGTCGAATACTCCTCAACTTGACAAGTTTGATAAAGATTATAACCATCTTGTCGTTTGGGATGATTTAGTATTGTCAAAAGACTTATCGATGGTTGAGAATTATTATATAAGAGCAAGAAAACTTAATTGTTCTGTAATCTTTATAAGTCAGTCATTTTTCAAAATTCCAAAAATAATCAGGAATAATTGTAGTTATATGGTTTTGTTAAAATTATCAGGTAATAGAGAGGTGAATATGATTTTGAGCGAATTTGGATTGGGTATTACAAAAGAAGAACTATTAGCGTTGTATAAATTTGCGACTGCTGAGAAGTTTAGTGCATTAGTGATTGATATGGAAGAAGAAGCAGATAAAAGATTTAGGAAAGGATTATTACAGATATTAGATATTCATCCTTCGGCATAGACAAGATTTTTTCTTATAAAGATGGGGTTGCGAAAACTGCGAAAAAGCGAAAAAGCGGAAAGACTTTTCGAAAACCCTCCAAGATTTTTTGGAAAAATATTTTTGATTTCTAAAATTTTTTATTTTCCGCCAAAAAAAAAGTTTCTAAAAAGCGTTCCTGTTTTTCGCAAATTCGCAGACAAGAAAAAATCTTATAAATTCTTCGGCATAGACAAGAATTTTTCTTATAAAGATGGGTTGCGAAAAAAGCGAAAAAGCGAAAAAGCGGAAAGACTTTTCGAAATGCCTTCAGGATTTTTTGGAAAAATATTTTTGATTTC